TTACCGCCGCACGGTCGGCACTGGCGAAATCGTCGCCACCCCTTTCTTCAAACAGCGCTTGCAGACCAGCCGCCGCTTCGCCCTGTCCACATGCTGCGGAATGCCGCCGAACATGGCGAAGACATTCTGAAACGGGACATTGATAATCCGCCCGCACTCGCACTGAATCCGCATATCGGCGCGGTGCGATGCGTAATCCAGCGTCGTAAAGTAAGCTTGGTCGCCCATAGGGCATATGAGAACAAAACGGGACCAAACGCAAGTGCTGTGGTTTGTGTGCCGCGCCCCACCACGCCGAAATGATTTTTCGTTCCGGTTTTACCCCCTTGCGTTTCACGAACACGGCTGAAGTCCACGCGTCGCGAATACGCCGTTCGGCCAACCCGCACCCGAATAGGACGAATCGAGCCTCGAACAAAAGCGTCAACCACTTGTCGTTCTCGTAGTTTTGTCACAATGTCTTGGGGTTGCGTTCGGGGGCGGACCCAATCGCTGGTAGAACAACCGGCGAGTTTGACGCTCAAAACACCTGTTCCGGTGAAAGGCTGTGCTGTGCCCTACGAATGCGGTTTCCCTTATTCGATCACTTTGCCTTCGCCAGCTACTTCGGCTGCTTGTTCGGCTACGCCAGTCCGTATGGCTGTTATTATGGTTATGTTGACGGTGCGGTCAACTATTATCGCGTGGTCGTTGCGATGGTCGTTGTCTGCGATGTTCCGTTGGCTGCTTACTCTGCACCTAACTGCGGTCTTATGTTCATTATTAGGTTCGATGGTCGATCCTGCGGTGGCTGCGGTGATTGCGCCATGAGAACCAACGAACCCGATGTTGCAAAGGCGTATATCGCTAAAGGCCAATATGGCTTTGCGTTTGGCGTTATGGTGCTGCGGCTCGTTGCTGTGGTGGCGATTGGCGTCTGCACCTCCACAGCCCTGCCCAAGACGATCACAGCCGCGTCAACCGCGTGGACGGCGCTTCACGCCCCCTAGTCGTCTATCCCGCGCTCTGACATCGCAGCCGCCAAGGCATCCTGCCACGGATCGCCCGCTTCGGCTGCGCTGGCAAGATAGGATGCGCGCAACTGCTTATCGTTCATTTTCGCGATTAGGTCTTGGAACTCTAACGCGGTTGCCTCGTGTTCGTGGTCCTGCATCACTCACCTTCCCGTTCGGTCTGAATCAACGCCCCTCGTTACGGCTTGTTCAGCCATGATCGCAGCGTGTCCTTAATCACGGTTAGCGCCCGCGACTTCGCCGCTTCGACCAGAGCAACCGCCCCTGCCCCTACGCCAAGCCCGGTGCCGAAGGCTTCCGTTAGGCCGGTGACATGCTCGAAGGCGTAGACCCCCGAACCCAACACAGCGATTGCCGATATCGATAGGTTGTAGACGGCAAGCTTGTTCTTGCTTTCCGACCAGATGAAAATGCGCACGAGGATGCAACCGACCACCGCGACGATAACGCGGGTCGGGATGTCGATCCCGGCGACGGTTGCTGTTCCATCGGCTGCATAAGCCGCAGTGGAGAATAGCGCCGCTGTTAGGAAGATCGCAGTATTGCGAAGAGCGCGGATACTCACCCGCTTAAACTTTCGAAAAGGCAAAGATCGCTGCTACGATGGCTACAAGGCCGATGCTGATAGAAAGTCGAACCGCCTTGTTCCGGTTGCGATCTACGGTGCTTACGCGAAGGTTGTAGATTAGGAACCAAGACATAACAGGAATCACGATAATCGCGTCCATGATATTCTTGATCGTTAGAAGGGTCGTTAGCGTGTCGGCGTTCACTTCGCCCCAAGCCATCTTATAGACGACTTCCATTATACAGCGCCCGCTTGCGCCCGTCGCGGCTAGCAACGCCATGACATGTTCCCAGCTTTCGCTCTTTCCCTTGTTCGCCACGATGTTTCGAGCCGCTACCGATACGGTGTAGAACCCGACCAATGCGATTAGCATAAGGCTGAAGAGCGCGAAGCCGTAACCCCACCCGCTGCCGTTGAAGCTTGGCGGGTAAGGGCTTTCAGCCATCTTGTAGATTATTTCACGCGGCTTCACGATTAAGCTTCCGGTGCGTCTTCTACCGGCTCGTTGACCGCTACCGGTTCCACGACTTCCGTAATCGCAACGCCAGCGGCATTGTAAAGATTGGGAAGAATATTGACGATAGCGTCAAGGTGAACGCGAATGCTCGCATTCTCTGGGTATTCGTCACCATTAAACGCATTGGCCAGCGGCACTAGCGAGTTATAGAACGAACGGCCACACTCGTTGTTTAGCGCGCTCTTCAGCGGTTCGAAGAATGCTTCTTTCTCTAGACGCTCTGCTTCCGCAGCTTCTGCGTCGGCGGCTGCAACTGCGGCACGCATTTCTTCGATCTGTTCGGGGGTGTATGATGTTCTTTTAGCCATGATGTATTTAGTTAGATACCCGTGACATCAACCGCTAGAATGCCACCGTTCGCTTGAACTCCATCGGCGTAGCAGTTGCCCTTAATCTCTTCGATATAGTAGCCGTCCGTTACAGAGCGGCAACCGGCGCTAGAACCATTGAACGCAACATCGCCAATATCACCACCGGATGAACCGGCTGGCGCTCGAAAAGATCGTATCATTGTTCCATACTTCATGAACGCGTATGTTCGACCACCCGGAAGCGCCCTACCCTCTGAAATCCCATCGTAGAGGTTCGTAACAGGGTGTTGAGCGATGATGCATAGCGGGCGGTATCCGGTCGAGTAGGTCAACCTACCTTGATCGTCTGTTATCTCGATACCCGCGCCACCGATCTTCGGAAGCTTTCTGAACATTCGAAACAGGTAATAGGTAACCACATGCGAGCCGCCGCGCGCGTTCACATACAACGATGTGATATCGTTGAACCCGACCACGCCCGGAATAACAGGCGCGGTCGTGCATGATAGCGCATAGGTGTCAAACGCGGGAAGCTTATCCTTAAAGCCGAGAGACCACGAACCGCCATAGGTTGGGTCGCTGATATCTCCCGTCGTAATGGTGCCCTTATCGACTAGGGCATAGTTCGATAGTTCAGAATCGAACTGGATTGTTCCCCTATCGTTGTAGCACTGAAAGCCAGCGGTCATAGGAGCATCACGCTAATGCGGGCGTTGTAATCACGATTGTTGCGCTTATTCCACGCAACGGTTCCCGTGTTACTAATCGTTACCTCTGGCGCAAAACCAAAGGTCGTATCAACAACCGGAACGGCAACATTCGTAGTGCTGGCAAGCATTGGAATGTTGACCGAACCGGAGTTGTCGAACGAACCGATATCAATCGCGCGTGGTAGAAGTGTGCTGGTATCAACGATTAGAACACCGTTGCTGTCCCAGACTTGAAGTCCTGAAGCCATATAGTATTTAGATGGCTTACCAGACTCCGAGCCTCACACGCATAGTTCCGTTAGCGTCATACACCCGGATTTGGTTAGTCTCGATTTCGGTGCGTGCGCCCGACTTGTTCAGACCAACCCGCAACTTACCAGCGAACACGGCTTCCCCGGAATCTACCGATAGCGCGGTAGTGTAACCGTTGTTCGCGCCGGGAGTGAGTAGCCGGATTTGGCTAGCCGCAAGATCGATATTAGACGAACCGGTTTGGCCATCCGCGCGAACGCTTACGATAGCCCGACCATCACCCGCCGAAACTTCCTGCGTAAGGTAGGCTTTAACCTTCCCGTCGATACCCGCCACTACGCTTTCGCTCTGCGTTACCCGTGCCGCAACCGCATTTAGAACAGCGCTGCCCGATCCGGGCGAATACGGGTTGTATTCGTCCTGATTAGGTCGTGCCAGACCGATGTAAGGACGCCAGAACCAAGCGTAGCTGTCACTCTGCCCCGCTACCGTGTCACTCTTCGATAGCGTCATGACAAGCTGCACAGCGTCGGAAGGTGCCTGCACGCTCTTGAAACCGAGCGGCGCAAACCCTGCGGCGGTGTTGCCCCCGCCCCCGGTCCACTGTTGACCCGAGTAGCTTACGCCAGCGCTGGAACCGTCTGCACGATACCATTCCGCTATGACTTCGTTCAAAGCGCGGTGCGAAGCCGACTGCACATAGATGCAGTAGTATGCGCCGCCCGTGATCGTCATGCGCTCGCTATGCCAACGCCCTTTCGTATCACCGCCAGCGCGGTTGCTCTGGTAGACACCCAAGACATTCTCGCCAACCGGGTGCCAGTTATCGCCCGCGAAGTTGACCGCCCAACCAAACACACCACCGCCGTAGTTCGAAGTAGACCAACCCGCTGTATTAGCGTTGGGGAAGATCGTGTTAGACAGTTGGTTACCACCCGCGAACGCGCGTGCTTCAAGCGTCGTCGCACGGCTCGCCAAAGCCTGCTGATTGCTCGCAACCGTGCTTGTCAGGGTAGAGATGTTCGCGGTGTTGGTGTTGCTCAAAGTCAGTGCAGCACCGCCCTGAATCTCGCCAGAGGTAGCGGGACGAACGCGGAGCGAATACCAGCGAAGATACTTCGGATCGACACCGCGAAAACCATCTTCCCAACCGTGCATACCGTAGAGGGTTGCTGCCGTCCCAATGTTGTTATTGTTCGTGAACATCTTGGACCAAGTGCGCACGGAACCCGCGCCCGTGTTGCTGCTAACAACGCCGTTCGTGTCGGGTTCGGACGCGAAGTGGTAGTTGAATACGCCGCTTACCGACATACCAGCGCCCGACCATGTTCCGCCGTCTAGCATAACGGTAGCTTCGACAACCCAAACACCATTGTGAATGGTGAAGGATTGCTGGAAACCGCTGTTCACATTGGGAACATCGTTAAGCGTCCGAATGCAATACGCACTGCCGTAACCCGGCTGGCGTTCAAAGCGCCAGTTACCGCCAGCCGTCCAAGTCGAGTAGCCAACCGGGTAGCTTGCCGCATTGGTCCAGTTCGCAAACTTGTCATTGATCGTAAACGAACTACCAGAGTAGCTAGACGAAATCGTAGCCGAAGTAGACGCCGATGCAGCCGAAGACGAAGCGTTGTTTGCGGATGTGCTGGCGTTCGACGCCGAAGTAGAAGCCGCGTCCCGATACGATGCCGCGTTGGAAGCTGCCGTGGTCGCGGTGGAAGCCGATCCCGAAGCTGCATCTGCCTTGGTCGAAGCCGTAGACGCGGAAGTCGCAGCCAAAGTTGCGCTTGCGCCCGCGTTCACTTCGCCGGTTACATCTACCAGTTCCAGCGCCATAACGCGGACAAGCGTAGAAGTGGTGCCCGAACCGTAGTTGATAATCAACTCGGGCTTTACCCAAGGATTATTGATTACATCCGCACCATCGAAGATCGCTTCAACCCATGTAAAGCCGTTCGCTGGCGTCGGACGATCCGCCGCAGCGTAGCTAATACGATTGCCGGTTGGTGCCTGCGTGGCATACGAACTAATGCGAAGCTGAACCGCAGACGCGATGCCGCTAATGTTCCCGACTTTGGCGCGGACCTTCCACTTCCCGACCTTGTTTGCAACACAGGTCTTCCACGAAACGGTTCCGTAGTTTGCCCCATCATTGTTACGGATCGTCCAAACACCACTGACATTCTCGAAGGTGCCGATTGGAACGGTCGAACCGCCATCGCCACCAAAGAACAACTCCTTCTGCTCGAAGGTCGTCGGGTGCATGTTCAGCGCCGTTGCGATAGCGGATAGGTTCGAAGTTTGAGCCGCGCTCGCGCTCGTGCCTGCGTTGGTCGCAGCGGTGCCAGCCGTTCCAGCGGAGGTGTTCGCTGCGTTTGCCGATCCCGCTGCGCCGTTTGCCGAGCCTGCCGCTAGACCAGCTTGGGTAGACGCGGTGTTAGCCGAGCCAAGGGCATTGGAAGCGCTTGTGGAGGCGTTAGAAGCCGAAGTGGCGGCTTGCCCTGCGCTCGTGCCCGCATTGGTCGCAGAGGTGTTCGCAGCGCTTGCGCTCTGCCCTGCCGCGTCTTTCGAAGCGGAAGCTGTGGAAGCCGATCCAGCCGAAGCGGTCGCACTGTCCTGCGCTGCGCGCTGTGCTTCCACATCCTCGATATACAGCAACGCCACTTCGGTTGGCGCTCCGCTAGAGCGATACATGACACGCATAAACGCGGTGCCCGTGGCCATAACAGCGGAACCGCCAACCCCATTGGTGGAGATGTCGCGAGATAGTTCTTTGAAGCCATCGGCAACCGTGAAGTTTGCGATCTGCTGAACAAGAACCGTGTTGCCTGCCAGTAGGTTTCCGTTGATATCCCAATAGGTGACATAGAGATTATGGCCTGCGGACTGTGAACCATCCGCAGTAAGTCGAACACGCGCATACGCACGGTAGCGCTTACCGTCTTGAACACGCATCGGCGCAACCGGGTGAACATGATATGCTCCCGAGTTGATACGAAGTTGACCGTTTACGGTCGTGAAGTTCGTATCATTCGACAAGCGAAGCAAAGGCGCGGTGTTGTTATAATCGTTATAGCTCCAAAGCGACATAGCCGCGCCGGGGCTTCGGCCATCATTCACATTATCAGCCGCACTATCCTTCGCAGTCGTAGCGCTTACGGTTGCAGACGAAGCCGCGCTATTGGCGGAACCAAGTGCATTCGATGCCGAGGTAGACGCCTGCGAAGCCGAAGTTCCAGCGTTGCCAGCGGAGGTGCTTGCAGCCGTTGCCGATCCCGATGCCGCCGAAGCCGACTGGCCAGCCTCGTTGGCCTTCGTGGTAGCTGTCGAAGCCGATCCAGCCGCAGCCGTTGCGCTTCCCGCTGCGTTCGTCTCGCCGGTAACATCCGCGAGTTCCAGCGCCATCACGCGGACGAATGTATCTGTTACCCCCGGCCCGTAGTTGATGACGATTTCGGGACGAACGAACGGGTTCGCGTTTACATCGGGTGCATCGAATACAGCTTCTACCCAAATGAAGCCGTCCGCTGGCGTTGCGCGTCCCGCACCTTGATAGCTGCTACGCGAACCGGGAACCGGAGCCTGTAGAGTATATCCAGCAAGACGGATTTCAACGCTCGAAGCGACGCCTTGAATGTTGCCAACGCGTGCGCGAACCTTCCACTTATTAGCAGGCTTGTTCACAACACAGGTTTTCCATGTCAAAACATCGTATGAGTTGCTGCTAGTGTTGCGGAAGACATTAACACCACCCGAGTTTTCGAGGGTCGCGCCGGGTGTCAAAGAACCACCGTCGCCGCCGAAGAACGAGATACCTTGCTCGAAGGTCGTCGGGTGCATGTTCACAGCGGTCAACACCGCAGCGGCTTGCGAAGACGAAGCTACGCCAGCCTGCGTGGTTGCGGTGTTCGCACTGCCAAGAGCGTTCGAAGCCGAGGTAGATGCATTGTTGGCATAGGTGCTGGCGTTACCCGCGCTTGTCGAAGCGTTGGTTTCGCTAGTCTTCGCAGCGGAAGCCGACTGGCCAGCTTCGTTAGCCTTCGTGGTGGCAGTTGACGCACTGGTAACGGCTGCGGCGGCTTGCGCTGCGGCTGTGCTGCTTTCCGTGATGTCTTCGACCAAGATAAACTGATACTGGAAGATGGTCGTAGCCGGGGCGGAAGCCGTGGTGTTCGTTGCGACATTGGCGCGAAGCCATACGCCGCCGTTAGCAATCGCGGCGGTCCCGTCGATAACGACGCTAGTATCTGTCCACGAGGTAGTAGCCGTTATACCGACGCTTACAGAAGCGCTTGGCGTGTAGCCATAGTTCGAGTTCAGAGACATAGCGTAAAGAACCGGTGCCGATCCTGCCGCCGCTGCCGTCACACGCGCGCGAGTGCTAACGCGATACTTCCGACCAGCTACAAGACGAATAACGCCGAAGTTTGCAGCGTTTACGCTTGCACCCGGTCCAACCGAGACTTGAAGAACGCGACCGATGCCAGAAACAGTCTGGTAGGAGAATGTCGAGTCCGCCGCCAACGAAGTGTTAGTGGCAGGATTGCCGCCAAAGTTTGCGGTGAAGAATCGACCATCTAGATTGAAATCGGAAGGCATCAACGCCGAAGCCGTCAAGGTCGCAGCGCCAAAGCTAGATGCTGCGCTTACAGCACTCAAGTTTGCAGCGGTTGCCGAGTTGCCCGCATTCGTGGCGGAAGTTCCCGCATTAGTCGCGCTCGTGCCAGCCGCAGTAGCACTGCCACCGGCTTGGCTTGCGGAAGTTGCCGCGTTCGTTGCCGATGTTCCAGCGGCGTTCTTTGAACCCAAGGCATCGCTAGCCGACGAAGACGCCGCGCTGGCACTAGTGGAGGCTTCGCCCGCCTTGGTGCCTGCGTTGGTTTCCGAAGTCTTTGCAGCCGAAGCCGACTGGCCAGCTTCCGTGGCCTTGGTCGTAGCGGTCGAAGCCGATCCAGCCGCAGCGCTTGCGTTCTTTGCGGGTGCCATACCGTCTGCACCCAAGACACGCACCGACAAGATACGAACCGCAGCCGATCCAGCCGCGCCGTTGTCGAAGTCGAAACGCAATCTAGTGGTAGTCGAGCCAAGCCAATCTGCTGAAGCAACGGAAGGCGCGCTATTGATATCGAAGATAAGCTGTGCGCGCTCACCAACCGCTACATCGGCCAAAGACTTGTTAAGCGCGGTTACTACATAAGTCCCCGACTCCCCATGATTGGCGTTGTTCCAATACATGTTGGCTTCCCAGTTTCCCGCAGTGCGTGCAGTTACGCGAACGAAATCGACAACTACGCGGGTGTATCGGCTACCGAGGATCGAAACGGTTGGCGTAACGAAGATTGGATCGGTGCCAGTGTTCGTAAGCAACGCACCATTCGCACCAGCCGTAAGCGTTGCACCGCCAGCACCGAAGCCGTTCAATGCTGAACCGGTGAAGTCCCATGCGTAGGCGACATCGAGATAGGACGCGCCCATAGCCGCAGAAGTTGCCGCTACATTCGCTGTGTTCGCAGCCGTGGCGGAGTTACCCGCCAGACCAGCTTGCGTGGTTGCCGTTCCTGCGCTCGTGTTCGCAGCCGTTGCCGATCCGCCTGCCGCTGTCGCACTGTTCGCCGCCTGCGAGGCCGAAGCCGCCGCAGCGTTCTTCGAGCCTAGAGCGTTGGACTCTGATCCAGCCGAGTTGCTAGCGGAAGTGCTAGCCTCCCCTGCCTTGGTGGAAGCGTTCGTTTCACTGATCTTCGCAGCCGAAGCCGACTGGCCAGCGGCATTCGAAGAAGACGATGCGGCGGAAGCACTGTTGCTCGCCGCTGTCGCGCTATCGCTGGCATTCTGTGCCTTGGTGGTAGCGGTGTTGGCAGAGCCGGTAGCCGAAGTGGCAGACGATCCAGCTTCGCTGGCCTTGGTCGTAGCAGTCGAAGCCGATCCAGCCGCAGCGGTTGCCGAGGTCTGCGCATTGTAGACTTCCGTGATATCGAGGAAGCGGAACGAAGCAATCTGCAACACACCGTCAAAGGACGCGATGTTGCCAGATGCGGCGGTTCCCGAAGCTACCACATACGGACGCGAGTAAACGACATTGACATTCTGTGCTAGAAGTGCCGAACCATCGAACTCGTGATAAAGGGTGGTCCACACACCAACGGTAGAAAGGCTATTACGAAGCCCGCCTGCATAATCCGTGGCATAAGCGAACGAACTATTATTAGCGCGCTGTGCAAGTGAAACGGTCGTGCCGGTCGTGGTGTTCACGCTTACAAGATTGACTATCGCTTCAGCGCGATATCTACGCCCTGCAACGGGTTGGAAGTAACCAACCGTGCTAACGCGCCCGCCGTATGCGCTACCGTTCGCGTTCATCTGGTAGATGACGCCATACTTTGAATCGGTCGGGAAACTATTGCTCGCGTCTGCGGTAATGCTGCTTACATTCTGCCCGTCATTGGCGCGCGTGAAGAACTGCCCAAGGCGCGAGAAATCGGACGGGAAAAGCTGTGCAGCCGTTCGCGTGGTGTTGGTGAAGGTCGAGGTCGCGTTAGTCGCGCTCGTGGCGGCTGCGTCTCGTGCAGTCTGTGCGGCGGTCTGTGCGGTCTGCGAAAGGCCCTTGGCGGTTTCTGAAGCCGTCTGTGCGGTCTGCGCATTGGTGCGAGCCGTCTCCGCAGCCGTCTTGGCGCTTTCCGCCGCAGTCTTCGCCGTGTTCGCGCCAGCTAGCGCCGTTTGAGCATCGTTCTTCGCACCCGTCGCCGTGTTGGCGTTGGTTAGCGCAAGCGCTTGTGCTGCCTGTGCGGCGTCTCGTGCCGTCTTGGAATCCGTGAAGGCTTGGCTCGCGTTGCTTGCTGCCGACTGTGCCACAGCCTGCGAAGCTGCCGCCGCTTCCGCGTTAGCCTTCGATGATGCCGTGTCGCCGTAGACGGTCTGAAGGTCGCTGATATCCCCTAGCAACTCCGTAACCGGCACGATCTGGCCAGCCGTGTTCTTCAGTGCATCTACCGCCGTCTGTGCGTTGCCCTTGGCGTTACCGATGTCGTTTAGGACTTCGGGAACCGGCTTATCCCCGATGTTCGTCCACTCGGGAGCGCCAACGGTTGCGTTATCGTCGGGGCGGTCGTCGCCAATGATATCTACCCAAGGCGTCTTAATCTCTGCCGTGATAAGGTCGATTTCATCGTAAGGACCGAAGACGCCAGAGATCATGCGATAGCGGGCGCGAACTTCGACTTCCGCGCCGGGTGCGTTCGAAGTAAAGGTAGTAACGCCGATAGCGGGATCGAGGGATTCCGCTACTACACTCCATGTTCCGCCGACGATGCGGCTTTCAATCTGTATGCCCGAAACGCGCCCGGAAGTTTCAGGCGTCCATCTTACGGTAATCTCACTTACTTGGCTCATATTGTATTTAGCCGCCAACCCCCGTGTAGGCGGTGCTAGTCGCGCTCAAACCTTCAACCGATACCGTCATGCTGGCATCGTATCCGGGTGGTCGAATGGTGGAGGGTAGCGGCTTCTCTTCGCGATCCCACGCGTAGACTTCGCTCGATTCTTCTCGAAGCGTCATCTGGTAAAGCATATCGTGAACTTCCTTCTGTTCCTGAACACGGAACAGCTTGCGGTTCCAACCCTGTGCGGGAAGGCTCAAAGACACGAGGGAACCGACTTGAACCGCGAAGGCGCGCGGTCCGAAGGTTGCACTGAAGAAGCCCGGTGTTTTGGCTTCGCGCATAAGGAACTGTTTTGCGATGCGCTGGCACTGCTCTGCGCTCGATACACAGCCGAAATCGAGGGATAGGGTGCGGTCGATACCATCCGGTAGCGGATCGGTTTCGATAGCCCCCCAGTCGGCAAGCTGGAACTGTTGCGAGGGATCGGCAAAGCGCCCGCGTGCGATGTTGTATGTCTCGCGCGACGGACCAGCCGGAACCCACGAGTAAGGAGCGGGTGCCCCTGTGCCGCCTACTAGATCATCGGCGTTGAAGTTTTGCTTCGGCCCTAGCGTGTCATCATAACCGCCAACCATGCCATACAAGCCGCCAACATCGGTAAACTTGCACGAACCCATTGCAGCGGTAACCGCGCTGATAACGCTTTCGTGGCTATCGGAAGTCGAGAAGATACCATCGCAGTAGTAGCGCTGCGTGGTTGCACCTGTCTGAAGAAGCACGCGCTCTTCACACACATTCGCGTAGGTTCGGAAGTTGTCGAAGTTGATGCGGTTCGACGGGATGCCCATCCCCCACATCGCCTTACCGTTGATCTTCCAACCGATGACATAGGTTAGCAGGCACAGTGCCGGGTTACGCCCTAGCTCTATGCCGTCGCGTCGATACTCCCATGTAGATTGGTCCGTGATGCGGTGCGGCCCGCTGCCGCCGTTCGTGCTATCAAGGCGTGGATCGTAGACCGGGCAACCTTCGACCAGCGTAGTAAGCTTCGAGGGAATGCCGCTAGGCCATGCCTTGCTATCGAACTTCCAATCAATCGCCAGATAGGCGCAACCGGTAAAGGTAGCTGAAGCGTTCCAGTAGCTACCGGACGCCAGCGCGAAGCCCTGCCCTGCCTTACCTTCCGTTACGGCTCGAATAGAAGTGATGCCGTCGCCATGAAGGAGAAGCGAGCCGTTCGACCATGTTAGTTCTTCTTCGGTGTAAAAGGAGTTGACCGCGTTAAGGCGATGGCTCGCAAGCGCGATCACCTGTGCGTAGCGATCCTTCTTCTTCCCGTAGAACTCGTAGAAGCGAAGGTCATTGCCTGCCGCTGTCTTACCGAAAACGATTTTACGCGGTGCAGTCGGGTTGATGCTGGCGGATAGACGGTCTGCAAGCGAGTTGCTTAACGATGGCGCTTTGCGGAAGAGCGAGCTTACCGCCGATAGGCCGATAGACAGACCAACGCCGATAACCGCCGATGTTACAGCGGCGATAGCTGCACTCGAAGCAATGCCAGCACCAAGACCAGCGATAGCGCCCGCGATAGGTGCAGCGAAAACTACGATAGCGGCTGCGATTGCGACAAGCGCAACGATCTTTACAACCTTACTCACCTTCGTTCGCCTCCAAGCTGAAGGGAACCGTGAAGGCGTATTTGCAATCCTTGGTCGGCATCGCGACTAGGCGTTGAAGCCCCTGCTCTTCACCGACGAAGTAGGAGAACTGCCCGACACAGATGCCGGTAGTGGTCGCATCTCGCATGACGACATCGCCACGCTGCGCAAAGTGCGGCGACTTCGTTTCACCGAACTTCGCCTTCATCGTTTTAAGAAGCGTGCCGTCGCCGTATTCGCGTAGAGCTTCAGCGGCACCTAGCCGCGTGTCATACTTCCCTCGAAAGTCTGCGACGACATCCGCGCCGGTCATCGCCTTTACGCAATCGGCTGCGAACAACGCGCAATCGTGCGTGCCCCACTGAAAGGGTTCTTCTTCTACGCGGTCAAGGTAAGTTCGAAGGCGATCTTCCCAATCACTAAAACGGCTAATCTGCATGCAGTATTTAGCCGGGTCGGTAATACTACCTGTATTGGTCGATAGTCCCGCCTACATCGATCTTCCCGTTGCTGCCGTAGATCGGTGTAGCACTCGCCTTGGTTGGACCCGGATCACCGTTAGCAATCGATACTGCATGCGCCTGCGATGTATCAGCCGCATCATAACGCTGTTGATCTAGATAGCTTTGGTTGGTCGCATTCGAAATCTGCGCTTGGTGGCTTTCGATTGTCAGCATGAAGTTATGCGACTGGCCATCGTTCTGGATTTCGACCTTATCCATTGCACCACTCCGAATGCGGCGGAACTGCCACACGGGAGGCGCAAGCGGATCGGCGGAAGGCATGCGAAGCGTTCGCCAGATAGTAGCCTGTCTAGACTGGTATTCGTTCGGGAAGACCGATGCAGCGGCAATCGCTGTGCTTGGTGCAGTCGGCACCGCTAGGACGACGGTTAGTTCTTCAGAGCCGTTATAGCTAAAGCTGTTCTCGCCAATATCGACCATGACGCCTGCCGCCAGCGGATCGAAGGCGTTGCCGTCTAGCAGGCTGTCGCCGGTCCCGTTCGGCTGGATCGGGTGCGCGCCAGTCCACAGAAACGCGGTTCCGCTCTGGAACTCTAGCCGAGCGAGATAAGCGGTTCTGATCTGCGTAGCCCCGATGGCGTCGAGAATGTCGCCGGTCATTGCGTCGCGCATTAGATCACCTCGCGCGCGGTGAAGCTGCCGAGATCGGGAAGCTTGTTTGGATCGAGCGTGTAGCCGTAGCCGTCGCTGATACTTAAACGGAACTCGCCAGCCGGGCTGGCAAAGTTCACAGGCGTGGCGGCTGCGATGTTCGCGCGTAGCGACGGCTCGAAGGAGATCGTAACCCTACCGTTGGCATCCGCGCCCGCGTTGGCGTCTACGATGCGTAGAAGCTGCTTGCCGAGTTGGAAGAACTGGCCTGCTCGAAGCCCGCTAGAGGCGTTTGCCGCCCACCCGGCTACCGAGATGGCATCGTTGCTCGCATAGCCCTGTATGGCCAGCGTTCGGCCCGTAAGGCCACTCGTTAGCGCCTGTCTAGGACGGTAGGTGAAGGTTCCGATCTGCCCCTTCAGCGATAGAAGCCACCCGGTAAGGGCTTCCGCCTTTACATGGGACATGATTGGCCAAGACCATTCGAAGGCCCACTGTGCAGCGGTATCGACCACTTGCACCGCGTAGGTGAAAGGCGATTCAGTCGCGCTCTGGCGACGGTTAAGCGTTAGCCGCTGCGTAGCGGGTGCCTGCGAAGGAAAGGGAATGGGGTAAACAAGAGCCATGCCTTATTTACCCCATCGGGTTACATCGTGCGCCGTCCCAGCTTCTTCATGGTCCGGTTCGTTGCTTGCTCTGAAATCGTCGGGATAGCTTGCGCGATGCCTTCGATTACCATTCTGCGAACCGCAACCGGATCGTTGCTTGTGATCGATCCGATAGAGATCGACGGACCACGATTGTTGTCGTTCGCGCCAGCTACGCCGCGAAGTGCGGTGTTCGACATGACATTAGCGCTAGCGCCGATACGCACGACTTCCGGCCCACGCTCGCCCACGAGGTAATCCCCCGCCTGCGTCATGCCGCCGTTAGCGCGCTTGCCGCTGATACCCTTCATGATCCCGCCGAACACGGAACCCAAGATACCACCACCTCCACCATCGCCACCGCCGAAGAGCAAGTTACCAAGCGGCTTGATAATCGCTTGCTGGATCGCGATGCGCGCCAAGCCGGATAGAACCGACTTCGTGACATCCCCGAACATATCGCCCATCGACTTCGTGCCGTCGATGATACCCAAGATACCTTCCTGCACCTTCTCCAAGCCTTCAACTTGAATGCTTTCCATCTGATCGCTGATTTCACCAACGGTGCCCGGAAGCGAATCCATGTAAGCGGCAAGCGGCCCTTGGGTTTGCTTGTTCGCACCGTCTACGGCTTGCTGGCGAAGCTTCGGCAAGATTGCCTTGCGTGCGGCTGCGATGTCCTTCTCTGCCTGTGAAGCGTCCTTCGAAGCGATGATGGCGTCTAGGGCAATCTGCTCTTGCTGATACTGAAGATCGACAAGCTTTAGGGCAATCTTTCGACGCTCTGAAGTTGACCGGGCAAGCGCTGCCTGCCCTGCTAGGTCGTCTTGTTCGTTCTGTAGTCCTGCCTGCGTTACCGCCAGACGATCCCTAGCAATCTCTGAATCACGATCCCGCATCGCAAGATCATACTTCGCGTTGAAGATTTCCTGCTCTTTGGCGTGAAGTTCCTGCGCCTGAAGCGCCGTGTAGCGCTTCTTACCTTCCGCGATCTCTTGATCGGTGCCGGTATCGTGATCGATTTCCGATGCCCGATAGGACCAATCATTCTGTAGACGCTCCACCTTCGCATCTGCCTGTGCGGTAGGCGTGTTAGTAAGGTCTGCCTGCGCGTCTCGAAGTTCGTTTTCGAGGCCAAGGAACTCGCGCCGCCAAACCAAATCGATTTCTTCAGCCGAACGAAGGTGCGGAGAGCTAGCCGCCTTCGCGGCATGTGCAGGCTTTGGCTTCGTCCCGCCGCCAGTGCCCGGTAGATTCACATGCTCTGCGGGTGGAATCTTATAAGCCAGTTTAGAACGCCGTTCTGCACGCGCGATGTCTTGACGCTCCATCGCGATAGCCTGCATATCCATGTCGTTCTTATTGCGACCCTTACCGATGTTCTCGTTATACTTTTTGGTAAGGTAGTCATGGCGCGCTTGGCGTCCCGCATGCGTCTTGTTCAACTGCTCGCGTGCTTCCTTCGCTAGCCCGTCCGAGTCTTGCCCTCGAAGCTTTGCCGAGATCACGGTAGGGATATCAGAGTTAATGTTTACGCCATTGGCGACGGACATTAGCTTATTGACATCCATCTGACTGAAGAAGTTTGCTGCGGCTGCGGCTGCGGACATGAAGCTATTAGCAAGCGTCATAAGCGCGTCTGCGTTTTGCACGATAGCATTCGCCATCTGCGCATCTAGAATCATCTTCATTGTGTCGAGCTTGTCGTTTACGACGCCTGCGTTCTGAAGAACACTGTCTTCAATAACGATGCCGTATGCCTGCGCAGCGGCTGCGAGCGTGTCGAAGCCCTTGCTACCCTGCCCTAGCAGTGGCGTAAGGTCGGCTGCGCTCTTGCCCATCATGCCGGTTGCAGCGGCAACCCGCATCGAAACCGTAGGAAGCTTGGCTACACCGTCCATGAACTGGCGAAGTGCCGGGTCTACGCCTTGTGCAATATCGACGCCTAGCGCCTTGAACGAAGCCGCCATGGCCTTGTTACCGGACTGTGCGGCACCAAGATTCTTCGAGAACTTCCCAATAGCTGCATCTGCGTTCTCGACCGAGGAACCCGAAAGCTGCGCTGCGTAGCGGAACTCTTGGATAGTGCGGGTCGTCGCGCCCGTAGCGGTCGAGATGTCAACGATGGCGTCTGCATAGTCGAATGCCGCCATCGTCTGACTTGCAAGGAAGTCTACCGAGAGAACGCCGACAAGACCGCCAATAGCGCCCTTTGCGATGTTCATAGCGCCCGCAATCGCCTTGCCGGTTGCGTTGGACTGTGCAGCGGCGTTGCGCATGCCCGCTATGAACTGCGCACTTTCGAGCGCAAGATTGACGAAGAGAGAACCTAGATTAGCCATATGGTATTTAGGCTTCTAGGTCCGTAGGTTGATCGATATCGGGAAGAACGATAGTTTCAGGCACGACGCGAGAGCCGAAGAACTCTTCTAGTTTGACTTCCAGCGTTCGTGCAGCATCAGCCTCTAGCCTCTTACGAAGCGTTTCTTCGGGATCACGATCCAACCAGTTAGGCTGCGTAGAGTTAGCCTTGGTAACCGAACTGAAATAGAGCGCATACATTTGCGCCCATCGTTCATCTTCAGCCGGTGCGCCCCATGGCTCGAAGTAGTAATAAGCCTCCCACTCCAAGAGTTCATCGAGGCTTATACGCGCGTCAAGTTCCGCTACTGTGCAGCCTAGCGCGAGCGCGAGCCGGAAGAGGAACCGCCTTTCCGGCGTGATACGGAACTTTTTTTTTGCTCATTGTAGGCGACGGTTGGCGTTTCCAGAATCTGCATCTGGCGGAAGATGTGAGTAAGCGTCGGAAGGCTCAAATCTTCGAATGCGCTGTAGTCGTCCATCGAGAACATCGGGTTTAGCTCTTCGTCTACGATGGCGAAGAGAACGGACATAATCGAGTTATCGAGCGGGTAAGCGGCTGCAAGGCCCTCGCGCTCATCTTCCGGTTTGGCCTGATCGGCTTCGTAAGCGTCTACCAGTGTCTGGCGTTCGTTGATCGCTTCGATAGCCTGCATGCGGGTCTTCGCCGAAAGGGAGCGGACCAAGATTGTCCCGCCCCACTCTGGCACTTCGACTTCACGCGTAGGAACCGGGGCGGCAAGGATCGCCGCCCGTGATAGCAACACCGCCATATTAGACCGTTGCCGCTTCCGTAACAGCGCCCGTAATCTCCAACCCGGTTGCGAGTTCGGTTACGGTATCAACGCCGCCAGTGATTTCGTTCGTCAGAACAAACGCGCTGAAGCTGTAGGTCTTTGCCGTGCCGCCGAGAACAAGCTGAAAATCAGCCGAAGTGCCTGCGCTGCGTGCGGTGCGAAGCGCGGTCTGGCCAGCATCGCCCGGAATGTAGTTGAAAGTGAACTTGGGCGAACCTTCGTCCATCAGACCGATAAGCTTTTCCTTCGCGGAAGAATCCAGCGAAGTTGCATCGAGAACAGCGGCAGAACCACCACCGATGCCGGAAAAGTCCTTTAGCTCTGCAATATTGATGAATGTGGAACCAGACTTGATTTTAAGCTTGGTGCCCTTTGAAACGGAAGCGGATGTTGCCACGGTCGAAATACTCCTAATGAAATCTAGAAGTATTTAGTCTCGCGTGCGTTTTGGTCAGTCGGTTACGAAGAACTTGTAGAAGGTCATGACTCGATATAGCTGCGTCTGCGTGGTGTTATCTACGCTACCCTGCTCATTCATGTATGCGACGGCTTGAACATCGTTATCTTGCCACGCCTTGAGATTGTTACGGATGGTGCGCGCAAGCGTCTTCGCCTCTAGGAAACTCGTGCTGTAGACATCGATCTGAAAGTCCATGAACGAAGTATTCTCTATGTCGTCATTGATGTTTCGCGTCGGGTCCACATTAACACAGTTATAGATGACGGCAGGCGACTTGTAGCCAAGCGGTGCCGCCAGCGGATACACATTGACGGCAACCGTCTTCAGGCGCGCGAATAGTTTGGTTTCGAACATACAGTATTTAGACGCCGCGCTTGATAAGCTGGCGTTCTAGGACGCGCTTCATTGCATCTACGATGGCCTGCTTATTCTGCTCGAATGCTGTGCGGAAGAACGGGTTCGGCGCGTTGTGGATTGAACCGAACTCTACGAAGGCTGCGTGATACCCCTTCGCGACATAAACCGAGTTTTGAACCTTGTCCGTGCTGTCGCTCTTCGTTTTCTTGATCTTGATCCAGTTCTTAATCTTGTGGTGCGTCTCTGTGACGACTTGCCCACCCTTGCGAACACGGTTGACGCTCGCGCCTTCCGCCAACGGACCATCGGGCGCGGTGTCTCTGATCTTTTTGGCCAGCACGGAAGCGCCAGCACGGTTAGCGATCTGGCCTGCCTTGGTGGCTTCCGCCTTGGATAGGCTGGCCATGCGCGCTTCTAGCTGGCGGAAGCCCGATAGATTGGCGGAAAAGCCGCTCATGCGACTTCCTCGACCGTCAAGATTAGGACGGCACGACGCGGGGGCGGTTCGTCCACTGCAAGGATGTCGTAGAGCTTCCCGTCTACCTTGACGCGCTGCCCGGTCGTAATGCCGGTGCGGTAGCGGATAAGGAACCGAGCGATAGAGAACGCATCGCGCTGGCCTGCCCTAGCGGCGTCCGTGGTGCGCATTTCGAGGCGTTGGGCATATGTGGTGGCGATCACGCCGAATGCCTCTGTAACCTGTCCTAGCGCGTCCTGCGTCGGTGTCCCGCTCATGATTTCTATGCGTCGATCCAGCGCGCCCGCGTTGACGATCACAGCCGCCCCATCCAGAAAGGACGGCACAGACGATCCACCGCCAACATTGCGGCATCGTCGGCCCCTGCCCGGTCATCGAAGTGCGCGGACACGAAAAGCGAGATCGCGTGCTTCAGCGATTCAGGAACCGTAGGCGTGATCTTCTCGATAGCGCCGGTAACCGCGTTCAACTGACTGTAAGGACGAAGAACGCGCCCGGTCTTATACTCGACCATATCGATTGCCGAGCTAACCAGCATGTTAAGCGTAGCCGTATCGGTGTTTGGATCGATACGAAGCCATTCTTGAATCTGTTCGGGAGTAATGATTTCCATGTTGTATTTAGACTAGGCATGAAAAAACCGGGGAAGGTTGCCCTCCCCCGGTTCATTCACTGCACTAGGCTTAAAGATTAAGCCGAAACCTTCATCGCAACGAAAGCCGCCTTGTCCTTGACCATTCCGCCAACACGCTTGGTGCTGTAGAAACCGACATAGGGCTTCTTCGAATACGGGTCGCGAAGGGTGCGAATGCCGATACGATCTGCGATCAAGTAGCCAACCTTGATGTTGCCGAAGACAACCGGGAGCTTACCAGCGGCGACTGCATCCATATCCTCGACTTCGACAATATCGAAACCGCCGATGGTCTGCGGAGCGCCAGCAACCAACGAAGGCTGCCAAATGTAGTTACCGGTCGTGTCCTTCATGGTGCGAACCGAAAGCTGCGATGCCGAAGCCATGATGAACTTCGCACCCGGACGGTAAGCGGCAGGAAGTGCGTAGATCATCTTCAGGTATGCGTCACCCGAAGTAGGCAGACCAGCCGCAACGCCAGAGTTTACCGTGGTAAGACCCGTGGTCGTCAAGATGCCCTGCGGCTTGTTCACGCCGTCGCCGTTGATGAACGCTGCGTTCTCCTTCTTTGCGAAGGCGCGTGCGGTCTGATCGACCATGTAGCCGTCGAGATCGAAGACAACATCGTCAAGGGCGCGCTGCGAAGCATGCGGGTTGGCGTAGATTTCGCCCATCGGCACGCGGACTTCACCAAGCGTGTTGGTAGCCGTCTCGGGGCGTGCGTCGGTTTCACCAACCCAGCCGCTATCGAAGGTGCCGTTGCTGTTCAGGTAACGGTAGTCATCGCTGGAAACCTGAACCGAGGTAGCTTCGGCACGGATCGGCGAAAGCGTCTCTAGTGCGGAGTAGATACCAGCCTCGTAGGTGCGCGGCATCAGCAAGCCGCCAGTGGCCAGCCCAGTAGCATCGGTGCCGGTGATCGTGACTGCCTTGCGCTCTAGAGCCTCTAGCTCATACTCGCCTGCACCCTTACGCGCCCAACGGTCCCAAGCATTCTTATGCTCGACTTCAGCCGCGTTGACTTCGGAACCGTTCAGGTTCGGACGCTGCGACTTCTTCTGAAGGTCGGTAAGCTCGTCATTGATACGCGCAATCTTTTCGTTGATTAGCGTATCTACAGAACCCTTCGTGGCAAACTCGGAAAGCTTTGCTTCGTTGGTGTTCTTCAGTTCGTTAAATGCAATCTGGATACCTTCCAGAGTGTCTTTCATGTTGTCGTCGCTCATTATGCTCCTTGAATCGTTGACAGAAGTTGTTTGGCGACGCTCAAACTGGCCGCTATTTTGTATTTAGTCTCGTGGTAGGTATTGAGGCTTTCGAGGAAGGTTTTTGCTTCTTCGATCTGCATGCCGCGTGAAACTAGCTCGCGCTCAAACTCGTTTAGGTTCGTGAAAGACTTCACATCCGCGATGCGTGCCTTCGCATTGGAAGGGATGGTGACTACCGATACTTCGATAAGGTCTACCGCCTTCAGGGTGCGGGCGGGTTCGTCGGCACTCTTGCCGTAAACGACATCGCGGGCGATGTAGCCGATGCTCAAACCGGAGATCGCGCCAGCCTTCGAAGCCGTGTAGACATCGTTGCCCGCTGCGGTGTCGAGAAACACGCCTTCAGCCTTCAAGCCGTAGTCGTCTTCCTCGAAGTGCGTCCACTTGCCGATAGGCAGGCTGTAGAGATCGTGGTTCAGGAACATCAAAGGCGTTTCGCCCGACTTCAGAGAAGCCTTGAATGCGCCCTTCGTGATAACATCGCCGTGCGAGTCCACATTACCGAAGACCGCGCCATAACCACTAAAGGTCTTGGTGCCAGTCGCATCGTCGGAAGCAAACTTTACTTCTTCCAGTGTGAATAGTTTCTTTTCCATATATTGTATTTAGCTAATCGGTGCCGAGCCGGTGCCGGTTGGACCAAACAAGTTTGCGGAAGGCGTAAGCTTGTCGGCTAGCGGGTCGTTCGAACGCTCTAGGCCAGCGTGTTCGCGACACTCGTTAATCGTCATCAAACCGTTTTGACGCATCGCGCCGTAGTAAGCCGCGCGATCATTCGAAGATGCGAGGGTGATGGTGCGTGAATCGATAAAGACACGGTAGCCCGCGCGCTGCTCTTCGAGCGTAAGAAGCGACACTTCCGCCGACTGCATGAAGCGTTCGTAGAGTGGCGCTAGCGTGTAGGTGTAGTGCGCTAGAAACTTCTGCTCTACGCTGGCGTAGGATGCGCTACCGACGCTTTGCGCAATCATCATCGGGTCTACGCCCATGATGCGGCAAATCTCTTCTGTCTGGTATCGACGGCTTTCGATGAACTGCGCTTCGTTGGCGCTTGTCTGCATCGGCTGGAACTTCAGACCGTTACCAAGCACGGCTGTTCGATGCGCGTTAGCGATGCCCGCTTGCTGCGCATTCCATGCCGTCATAAGCGATGCGCGCTGTTCCGGGCTTAAATCATTGTCGGTTGTGAGTAGGCCAGACGGCTTCGAACCATTCTTGAAGAGTTGGCTACCGAAGTCTTCGAGATCACCCGCCAGACCGATGGCGCGAGCGGCGATATGCTGGATCGACATCCCATCGATAGCGTTCCACGAACTACCCTTAATGTGCCAGATGTTCGCATTCGAGTAGATTGGCTGATCTTTGACATTAAGGCGGTAGGTAACTTCCCCGAACGAAGGCGTAAGGATCGATACCGAACCCTGCGGCAACGGGATTAGTTCGATTGCGCGGCCCTTGCTGTCGCGGGATACGAACAAGAATGCGTTGCCGAGTAGCGCAAGGTGGAAGCCGATCCACTCGCGTAGCTCTAGCGATGTCATCCAGTTGTTAGGCTTGCGGGTAAGGAGATCGTAAAGCGGGTGATCGCGGGCGGGTTCGTGCCCACCGGTCGCGCTTGCCCGCTGAAGGACGCAAGGAACCTGTGCCAAGCCGAGAGCTAGGACACGGGCGCAAGCGAACACCGCCGAAATCTGGAATGCAGATACGGTGCCGTAGCCGGTGCCCGCTTCGAGATCGCCCCGAATGTCCGAACTGCTACGGTTCGGAAGTTCCATTACTTCGGTAGTAATGACTGTGGTAGATTTTGATTCTCTAGGTGCTAGACCTGTTGCGCGGTCTAGTGCCGCAAGCATGCTGAAGATTCCCATGTCGTATTTAGGCACGGGTAAGATATCGAGCGGCGCTAGCTCACATGAACATCAGGAAAGGCTCTTGCTTCGGCGCTTCTACAGCTTCCGACTGCGCATAAGCCATCAATGCGGCTACCATACCGTCGATTTTCAAGTGATCTTGACCGGTTGGCTTCGTTGGCGACTTTAGCGGCCCCATCTGGCGAACCGATATGTTCGATGCCATCCAGTTAAGACACGGGTTATCGTCGTGAACGATGTTGCCGTTCATCAACTCCGCTTCGAAATCGATCATTGGTGCGGTAAAGTTCTTCGCAGTCTGGCCAAACTCTACGCATTCGATGCCATCCGCCTCTAGCCGCTGCATCATTCCTGCCGCTTGCCAGCTATCGAACAACACAGATTGAACCTGATAGTCCTTCTTCAGCGCCCTAATCATGTCTTCAACGGCTGCGTGATCGCTCGCACTGCCTTCCGTGGCGTGGATCGCACCCGAGGCGATCCAGTCTGTATAGGCTTTGGCGTTCTTCGAGCGCTCTAGCGCCCCCTTGGGAAGGTAGAGGAACGGAACGATAGCGCGCTTACCGTCTGGTAGCTCTTGCACCACCACGATAGCGGTAATGTCCGTCTTGGTGGAAAGATCAACGCCGATCCATGTTCGCGCTGTGGACGATAGCAGAAGACCGGGACTAGCCGCACTTGCCCAATCGCGTTGGTTCAACCAACCCGTTGCGGTGTTCGTCCAAACATTAAGATACTTCGTCTTACATGTGGCTTGGTGCGAAGGACTCTGTAGCGCCTTCTCATACTCGCTACGAAGGTGGTCTTCGTCTACCGACACACCGTAGTTCGGGTTGGCCTTCTGCCAAACCTTGAAGTCCGTCCAATCGTCCTTCGGATCGATGGTGTAGATAAGCGCAAACTTGCGATCATCCTTCATCGAACCCGATAGAACCGCCTCGAAGTATAGCTGCTCTTGGCGGCATACGCCTGCCACATTGGTTCCGGCTGTGGAGATAATCAGCAATAGGGGATCGCTGCCCCTGCGCTTGCCCATGCCGGTGCGGAACGCGTTAAGCTGCGTGTCGTCTAGAGCTTGGTGGAGTTCGTCGGCAATGGCGATCCACGGTAGGCCACCGTCCTTCGTCTTCGCGATCACCGGCTTAAAGCTGGAACCCGTCGATGTCTGGTAGATCGAACGCGCCGCGACTTCGAGGCCGTAGAACTCCGCTAGGTCTGGCGTCATCTCGACCATTCGCTTTGCCGGAATGAACACGGCTTCCGCTTGCTGCATCGATGTCGCGCCGCTCAAACCTTCAGCGCCACCCTGATTTTCGGCGAAGGTCATGTAGAGGCCGATGATAGCGGCGATGGTAGACTTCGCGTTACCACGAGGAAGGAGAATGAAGGCTTCCCGATAGCGGCGAAGGCGTGTCTTCGCGTCCAACCATCCGAAGAGATTAGCGAAGATGAAAATCTGGAAAGGCTCTAGCTCGATAAGCTCGCCGGTAAGCGGCCCGATGACATGCGGCAGTAGTTCCGCAAACTCGCAGACATGTTCGACGCGTTCGGGCGCGTAGACGATATCCTTGCGCTTGAAATCGTCCAGATAGCGCGCGCAAGCCTGTCGAACTTGGATACAAGCGGGGATTTTGCGTGCTTTTACTGCCTTTGCGTAGGCAATAGCGCGCTCTGAATAGTGGTCTAGTGTAGGTTTTGGCACACAGTATTTACTCTATGGCCAGATTAGGTGCCCCCACTTCAGGCGAAACAGTATCTCTTCGCCGTCATCCGTGGTCTCAAACACCAAGATTGTGCCCTGATATAGTAGCTCGAAGGTGCTTATTTCGGTGTATTTGCTGCACCATTCCGCCACTTCGGCTGCATTTTCTGTGATCCAGAATCCTTTCTTGCGCATATTCTTATACCGGTCGCTTGCTGAAGCCGCTTGTCGGCTTGTCTTGCGAGTTGCCGCGCGCGAGCCGGGAGCGGTGGCCAGCGATCCCGAGTAGTTCGGCATACTGGCGAAGTGCGGTCATCATCGCAGCCGTTACCGGCTCACCCTTTGCCGCCATCCCCCTGAACTCCGCTTCAGCGGTGCAGTATCGAGCAAGGAAGGAGCTATCAGCTTCCACACCACCGCAAGCGAGGATGCGGGGAAGCTCCTCCTCCCAAACTCGTTTTGCCTCCTTCGTCAGATAGTCGGGAGCTACCGGGATATCGCGCGGCGGCGTCACTAGCTCTACGATGTCGCCGTGCCGATCCGCACGGTAGGTGCCCATAAGCGCCTTCTTCGCGGGATCGGCTACTTTGCGTCCGGTGCGCATCAGCTAGCGTTGTCCGCGTCTTCGCGCTTAATCATCTCGATAAGCTTCCCCGTGCGCTCGACATCGCTAGCGTAGGCTTTGACCTGTGCGCGGTATTTTTCCACCACTTGCCTAGCTTCCTCCAAAGCGGCTTCGCTTTCCTTTAGTGCGTTCTGCCAATAGGCGTGATTTCGCTTCGAGTATTCGAGTTGCTTTTGTAGCGTCTCGTTTACCCGTCCGTTTATGGTGCGGCTTGGTTCGCTGAAGATATCCATTACGAAGCCCTCGTGCCGCTATCGGACTGGCAAACGATTTTGTCTGCGTTGGAACGGCAAACGATTTTATCTTCGATCTTACCATCTAGGACTTCGTTTGCGTTGACACGATTTGCAAGGATGTCCGCTTCCTTAACCTTTGTGCGCACTGCATCTGAACAGGTCTTCGACATCGCCGCGCGAATGCCGTCTCTGATAGCCTGCGCATGGTTGTATGGATCGTCCCTACCGAGCTTCAGCGTAAGAACCTTGGCGGTTCCGTTGTCGTCGTAGAGAACGCGGATCGGTCGCCCCGTTCGCGGGTCTGGAACCATGGCGACGATGAACGCACCGCCACTGCTTGTAAGTTCTTCGTTCAACCACGCTTCATTAGGATGCGGCTTTGTAAGATGCTCTAGCTCGCGCTCTAGTCCCCACTTTTTGGTAAGGTAGTCGTTCGGCGTAGTAGTCTCTTTGTCGTAAAATCCGTTCATTTTGTGTAACTCCATCTTGTGTGTGGAGTATTTAGTTTCGGGAGCGCCCCAAGCGCGCCCGCCGAAGGCCATCTAGAACCCCAAAGTGTTATTCTGACAAATCAAGAAAAAGACTGGGCGGTGGTTGGGGTGCTTTTCCTTCAATAATGTTTTTACCCGCCCCCCTCTATCGTTCGATTCCTCTTGACTTTTGATAGATAGGAAGTGCTTCTTCACCCCAACTATCGAGGTCTTCCAATGCTCATTGCTCTAGCCATGCTCGCCACCATGGGCGAAGTTGCCGCCAAGCCGGTGCGTTCTACCTATGCTGTCGCCAAGCCTGTGGCGGAGGTGCAGCGCTGCCTACTGCTCGCATCGCCGCTAGATGTCAGGGTGGTAGATGATAGCCCGAAGGTGATGCTTGGCTTCGCTGCACTGTCGAACTTCAAAATGGTTATTACCTTGATACCTTCCGAAGGTGGCACGACTGCCGAACTTCGAGGCGCTACGAACGCTGAAGAGTTGGGTTGCCTGCAAGCGTAAGCCATCTGCCTAGCGCGGGATCGCTGGCAACGAACCGGACATCGTGGCCAGCACGAAGGTAACGCTGCTCTGCCTTTGCCTTCTCTGTGTTGCAGTCGAGGCAGGCAGGCGCGAGGTTATCGGGATCGTTGGTGCCACCCAAGGCCAGCGCTATGATGTGGTCGAGGATGGTAGCCGCAACGATCTGGCCTTGCGCCTTGTGGTATCGGCATAGGGGTTCAGCGGTCATCAGGCGTTCGCGTAAGCGCTGATAGCGTGCGCTGGTATCTCGCAGCCCTGCACTGCCGCCTTGCTTCTGTGTGGCCTTCCTAGCCACCCTGCCGAAGGTCTTTGGCTTATCAGGCATACGGCTCGAATGCTGGATAGTCTGCATACAGACGCCCAGACCATGTAAGGTGGTAAGCTGCCGCGTGATCGATATCCGCGAACCACAACCTATCACACCCGATGTTCTGCCAGCCGGTAGCTGTTCCGAGTAGCATGCCGTGGTAGTAGTCGCGATGGTATTGTAGGTCGTGGCGTTCCAGCCATTCATAGCACTGTCGCATGATAGCATAATCGGGATCGTCCCAATCATCTTCCGTCATGCTGCATGGTGCATCGTAAGGACCATAGGGGAACGGTCCATATCGTTCGCCCGTCATCGCTGCCTCAACCTGTTAGATTTAGGCCAACGCTTCTTTGGTGGATCGACATAAGCATGGTCTAGGTAGAGGTCGGCTTGGGTGTTGGCATAGTTCATCATTAGGGTGCTCATTCCACTGTTCGAATAGACTTCGACACAAAGGCTTTCGAGCTTCCCTTGATTGTTGCGGATCGTCTGCCCCATCTCTTCAAAGTGTGGCTTCTGCCAGTTACGGATAACGCAATCGGTTAGGCAAACATAACAGCGGTGGTAGCACCACACTTCCGGGTTCTCGATTACATTCATGCAGCCGCGACAATCCCCGCCACAGTCGAGCGATAGCCAATCATCCGGGTTGTCTAGGACGCGGGCGCATATGCCACAGGTCTTGCGCGTCATGCCTCGTTCTCGCTTACCGATCCCTTTAGCGTGGATCGCACGGGACTACCGGTAACAGCCACGCCAGTAGGCCAGCGTTGGGCAACGCATCTGGCCTTGGCGATCTTCGAGACATTGACGGCGTTCGCTTGGTTGCCACCGAGAACGAAGTAGGTCGTGTCATCCTCACCGACATAGAAGCCGACATGGCCACCACCGGGACGCGAGAACACCAACACCGCGCCGGGTGCCAGACGATCTGCCCGAAGGTTAGCCCCCCATGTGGACCACGCGGAAGCACGCACTGGAACCTTGGGCGGCGTAATACCCGCCTGCACCATGCAATGCGTAACGAAGGTGCCGCACCATGCGGTATCTTCGTCTACGACGCTGATACCAAGGGTCTTGGAACCAAGCCGCTTGATCCATCCCATGATGGTTGGGTTGTTCTTCGGTCCCGGAACTTCCGATACACCGATAAGGTTCTTTGCTACATCGAGCCATACAGGGTTAGCCATATGGTATTTAGACGGCGCGACATCATAGCTTCATCGTCATACAGTAGTGGACTGTATCGTCTTCGCTTTCGAATCTTATCGAACCATCGCGGGAGATATACCAAGGCGTCTGCGGGAAGCGCTGAAGGTAGCGGCTTCGAAGGTGCTGCTCATACATCCGCTTCGCATCATAGATTGACTCGTCTAGCTTGTGGCTTTTTACTTCGTCCAGCGTTCTACCTGTGACATCGGTCCACATGTTAGGGCTGCTTTTGATGGCGCGATAACTTTCAATCACCCTATCGAGCTTACGAAGATATTCGGCTATCTCCCTGTCGGATAGCGCTAGCTTACTCTGTTGCCACATCACAGCCACCCAACTTGGTTAGCGACCTTCACGCTAGTCGAACCCTGCGGATGAACGACAAAAGATATTGAGTTAGCGGCTAGAGACATAGCACCAACGGCAGAAGCTGCGGCACTAGTGGCAGAAGCTGCGGCTTGCTTGGCATTGTTCGACGCGCATACATTCTTATAGGTTTCGGTGTGAACCCAAACCCTATCGCATATGTGGTGGTGCGAACCACTGAACATCATCTTCCAAAGAACCCAATCTTCATCGTTACCGAACGCGAAGGTGTTCGATAGATACGATGTCTCGGGAAGATTCTTATCGATCCAGTCGCACATGCGCTGGATATCGGGAGTGTGCGTGATGCGGATTACTATCGGCTTCATCACTTACCCGCCGTCGATAGCAGGAAGTGCATTCGCCATTCATCGTCCGTGATAATGATGCGGCCATCATAGTCTAGCGTGTAGGCAACTTGCGGATTGGCGCGAAGGTATGAAGCCGCCAACCACATAGGTAGATGTGTTCCGTCAACGGGCGGCTTCGCAGCTTCTAGGCGTTCGTCTGTTACCGATAGTAGCCACTTCCACATATTGCGCTTGCTGCTCCATTCCTCTTCTGGCGTCATAGGACGGCCCTCGACCATTCTATGGTTTTTGAAGTCCCATGCCATCACTTCACCTCGAAGCGTGGTGCCACTTCTACCAATCCGCCTTCCTTGACGATGTTATGTGTCGCGAAGCGAACAAGGTAGTGCCCCGCGAACAAACAACTGAAGTGCCCGCCGACCATTGCGGCAAGGTCAAGCGCCGCCTGTTCCTCCTTCAATGTTGCGCGATAGTAGTAGGTAACAGGTTTCTTGCTGAAGTCCGCGTTCTCGATTTCGTAGACTGCGTTGGACATCACTTACCCTCCTTCTTCGAGGAAGTTGGATTGGCAACGAATGCGAGGAAGTCAGCTTGAACCGTAGCGTCTTCAAACACTACGCGTCCGCTGCGGTCGTCGTCATACATCGGGAACTTCGCGGTAGGAAAGCGGCGCTTGTAATCGAACAGATACGGACGGAGCGCCATACGCTCTGCCATTCCGTGTGCGCTACCTTCTACGAAGTCTTTTGCCTTGCTGGCCAGCGTTACAAACGCCTCGCCTAGTCTGTTCATAGTCGTGTTCATTCTGCATCCTCCCATTCGTTGTATGTGTCCTGCACTGTTTCATCTTCGAAGATCACGCGCCCACGGTCGGCAAGCTGATAGACCGGAAACGGTGCATCAGGGTTCAAGTCCCGGTAGTATTGCAGGAAGGCCGTAGCCTTACGGTTGCGCACACGCCGCGTGTAAGGCGTGTCTTCGACCACCACTTCAGGCGGTCGGACAAGCGCGCGAGGCTCTAGCGTGTATACCGCGTAGATGTTGGTCTTGAAGAAATCGTTCAACCGTGCCGCCAGCTTGTGTGCGTGTGCGGGATAGGCGAAGGTCGAGTTCAGATACTTGTAGTGGCCAAGCGGCTTTAGCTCGTCCTTGGTCCGTAGCTGGATCGGATCGCCGTTGCGGCAGATGGCGTATCGAGCTTCCGGTTCTACGACTTCGATAGATTGCCACTTGGCGTTCGTGTGTCGTTCGATGATCGGTGGTGAAGGTCTTGTCATACTGTATTTAGTTGGAAAGCTCGGATTTTAAGCCCGCATAAAAACTATTTTTCTGACGCGGGATGCTTCCTAATCGAGGTAACGAGTTCTCTAGGATGCGATATCGAGCGGAGCGGGTCGGGTTGCCCGCTTGGGCAAACTCTATGCAACACCTACTTCGTTTCCCGCTCGACTTCATCGGGTTGCTTCGAGTAGCCCAAGTGGGCAAACTCTATGCAACCTTATTTTACATATATTATATTAGTAGAGGATGCATAGAGTTTGCCCACCTTTCAGGCGTCAACCTTGATGTCTCCTGTGCGCCAATCGAGCTTGTCGCCCCCTCGACTTCCGCGTGATTGCATAACGAACCCGCCACCCAACGCATTGCCCTTCGAGGTCAACTTGTCGAAGTGGGGAAGCTTCGCGACAACCTGTTTCCCGGCTGCATTAGACACCAACATCGCGCTATCGAGTTCGTGCGCCTCCAAGCCTACCCGGTCTGCCATGATAACCTGTCGATCCGAGAACGGCGTTCCCTCACCTTCCGTCCCGATCCGTAGACAACCGATCATCATGTCATGCGCGGTGGCCAGTGGGATAATGTCGCTCACAAGCCAATCGTGGTAGGTCTGCCCGATCCGCTTATCCTTCAGCATGTCGCGCGCGTCCTTCAGCATGCGTGCTGGCGAACGGAACTGCGCCCGCCCTGTCCAGCATGGCAAACTGATTTGGCTGCTCTTCGGCGTGGTAATCTGGATCGTGCAAGAGAACCGTAGCGCCGCGCGATCTTCCCGAACGCGCTGCTTCCCCTTGGGTGGCTTCGGTGCCCCCTTGTCATCGATCCCAACTTCTACGGTCTTCAGCTTCGATATGGGTAGCGCGACGATTGGCGCGGATTGCTTGAAGGGTGCCCGGTAGTCGAACTTGGCGGCTAGGCGCTGAAGATACGAAGGGTCGTTCTGCGCGAGTTCCACGAATGCCCGGTAGATGCCTTCGTTCGACAAGATCGCTGTAGAATCGTTGGCGACGGTTATCGGCGTTACCGATCCGATCCCGACATCGCGGCCCATCGTAATGGGAGGCGGCGGTAGATCATCTGCGAAAGGCGTGGATAGGCTGCGGTTTGCGTAAGTCATGGTGTTGTTTCCTCTTGGTTGAAACGAGATAGTCAATCTCGCCGTGCGGTATTTAGTCAGAGGCCATGGTAGCGCGTCGTGCCCACCTTCCGCATTATTCATCGAACAAAGAAAAACCCCCAAGCCACTGAAGACTTGGGGGTTCACTCAACCTTTGGAAAAACACGGAAGGAGACTAACCCTCCCGCGTAGTATTTAGCCACAAAGGCCATTCGAGCGCCATATCTTTCGACTAGGTTCAAGAATATCAAACTATTTTATTAAGTCCGCACTTATTCACGCATTCCGTTAGCTAAATAATAGGCGTGAGAAGTTCTCAACCAACTTCCTCGCATTTTGTTCAACTATCGGGAGAACCCAATGACTATTAGAAATACCTACCGTTCGGAATACTCTGCTCTAATCAATGCTATCCATCGTTGCCATAATCCATTCCATGAAGCTTACCCGAGCTACGGCGCGCGCGGCATTATCGTTGCCGATGTATGGCGCGGATACGACGGCTTCGAGCGCTTCATAGAACATATCAAGCCGAAGGCTTCGCCCGATCTGTCGCTAGAGCGGATCGACAATAACGAGGGATACATCCCCGGCAATGTCGAGTGGGCAACCCGCAAGGCACAGCAACGAAACATGCGGACAAGTCGGTATTCGTCCGATGTTCAGGACGCCATCGCGAAAGCCGCTGAAGAATCCGGTCTTGCTCTGAACACCATTCGCGGTCGAGTGGATCGCGGTTGGCCTTTGAGTGATCTCACACAGCCGCGCCGGATACCGCCAAACCGCAACGCCATCCCGGCACATGTCAAAGCTGCGAACGACATCCGTAACGCGAAGATCATTCGACTTCTCGAAGAAGGACACACCCGCCGCCAGATTGGCGTCATCGTTGGCCTTTCGCACAACCGGGTTGGCAAAATCATTATGGAGCTTCGCAAGTGAACCGCCTTGATGCAGCCATTGCAGCGTATCTGGCGACGCATGAAGAGCCGGGGAACATCGTTACCCCAGCGATCCAGCAAGCCCCTGTAGGGCGCTCTAAAGGCCCCTCTACGGCACGCGCTCGCTTCAGCGGGTCTAGCTCGAAATACGGACGCTTCACGCCCGGTAAGGGGAAGCTGTCATGATCGAACGGCACACCATCAGACACGAGATATCAGACAAAATGCTCGAAGATTGGTTTGCGTCAAACATCCCAAACTCGAAGATAGTGTGGCGCATTCCACATTACCCCCAAGCATTCTTTACCGTCACAACGCCTGATACACTCGATTTAGCCGAGCTTTACTTTGCGAATGAAGACGATGCTCTGCTTTTCAAAATGCGTTTCTAACCAAGTCAGGCGCTACCGGGACTAAATACACTGTGGCTAACTCCCACTTGTTGTGTTCCCCGGTAGCCCCTGCAAGCTACCGGGGATTACCTAAAATGATTTCAGACGAACACGCCGCCAGTATCGCCCTAGCCCTTCTAGAGGCAGGCGTAGAAGGCGCAGATGTCATCGCAGCCTATGTGGACCAGCAAACCGCGCTTGGTGATCTCACCGACCGCCAGCTTATCAGCAAGGCCCTAGAACGGTCCGACGCGGCGGCAGAGATGGCAGAGCGAGTGCGCACCGCACACGGTGCCCTAGTGCAAGACAACAAAACCATTTGGGCACGGTTGGAGGCGCTAGAACGGCACGCTCGATAGCCGATTAATATATTCCCGAGCTTCCCGCTCTGATACGATGTCTTCATGCATGGTTTTCTTCCGCCCGTTCCCGAAGCCAATCTTATCGATGGTGACTGTCTCGACCTACTACGCGAGATACCGGACGGTTCGGTAGATTTGGTGTTGGGTGATCTTCCCTACGCTACTACCCGCTGCGAATGGGATAAGCGCATTCCCATGGCACCCCTTTGGGATGAACTTCGCCGTGTCATCACGGACAAAGGCGCTATCGTGATGTTCGCCAGTCAGCCATTCACAACGGACCTGATTAACGCGGGGCGCGATCTCTACAAATACTCTTCGGTCTGGAAGAAGACCAACACCACCGGCTTCTTGAATGCCCATGACAAGCCGCTGAAGGCCCACGAGGACATCTTGATTTTCTCGAAGGGCACTACCTGTAGCGCAAAGCGATCCGCGCGCCGGATGACATACAACCCGCAAGGCGTGACGATGCGGGAAGGTATGAAGGTCAAGGACAACCGCGCATCGGTCCGCTTCCTTGGTCGCAACACCCGCCAGAATGAAGGCGCGACCTACACGGCTATGGAGAACTGCCCGACATCGGTTCTCGAATACTCGAAGGACGGGAACGCCCACCCGACACAGAAGCCGGTAGCGCTCCTTACCTACCTAGTGAACACCTACAGCAATCCGGGCAATCTCGTGCTTGATCCCACCATGGGGAGTGGATCGGCTGGCGTGGCTGCTCTTGGCTGTGGTCGTCACTTCGTCGGGTTCGAACGCGATCCCGAGTTCTTCGACATCGCGGAACGCCGCATAGCCGAGTGCGTGCGCGGAAGCCTGTAAGGCTAAACTGATTTTAGTTCGCCGCCATGCTTCAGCATGAAGTTCACAGCGTCGTTCTCGTGTGTGAACGCCACCCGGTAGATACGGGTAAACAGGTCGTCGGTCGTGTTGTCATCGATGGCGTGACCTTCCAAGACGATCCCGCCTTCGAGCGGTCCTAGAACCTGCGTCAGCGCGTCGTCATCGATTTGCATGAACATCGGGTCGTTATCGACATTGGCGTAGTAGATGCTTTCAAGCGCCGCGAAGCCTCCCGACTTCTCGACTTCGCTAGCAAGCTCACCTGATCCTAACCTATCGTTGTCCCAAAACGATATCGTGATATCCGCGCTCGTCTCGAACTCTTCGCCAAGGTGAATGTTTGCCGTCCGTATCGTCATTATGATGTCTCGTGCTGCATGCGCCTACCGTCTAGATACCCAGCGCAAGACGAAGCCGCAAGCATGTTCCCCGAACTTTATTTTTAGTCAAGTTAATAGCCGGTAGGATCGTTCGTATTGATTATGATTGCGGTGGCGGTAATCTATGAACGATCCAAACTTTCTTTTTAGCCTTGACAAGTTTTATATTTACAGCGTCGGTTAGCGATCTTTATCTAGGCTTATCCAACACGGAGAAAGCTTACATGACAACACTTACTATCAAGGAGGTCGCAGCCCGAACAGGCGTAAGCCAAAGCACGATCCGAACACTTGTGGCGAGAGGTCGTTTCCCAGCACCAAAGCGACCATCTCCCCGCCGTATCTTCTGGATCGAAACTGACATCATCGCTTGGCTATCAAACCTGTAAGGATTACGACTATGAACCGCCCCGATACCCGTATCTACGATACGATCTTTTCACCGAACACGCCGAACGAAACGCCTTCTTATCTTCGGACTGAAGCGCCGATTGCAGAGCAAAACTCGCAGCAACTGCTTCTATACAAGGGCAAGGACGGCTACCGGGTAATGATCCCTTTCCCCGACCAGTTCGCCACCCCCAAGGCAGACGCGTTGAAGCTCGTGCGAGACATCGCCGCTGCGTTCACGCCAGACCGGGCAAGCGCCTCTACGATCACTCCGCCAGAGTTCAGCAAGCCCCGCCCCATTCTGACTGTGAACAAGCCTGTAGCGCCCGTCACGGTCACGCCAGCGCCTGTGGAGGCACCCAAGGCCGTTATCACGCCTGAAGCCGCCCCTGTGGCTGCTACCGCCCCTGTGTCGGCTGGAACCGACACCTCCCGCTTGGTCTCGACTGCATCCCGTTGGCGGAAGCTCGAAATCAAACCCGGTTTCACCTACAACTTCCGCGTAAAGCCACGGTATCCCGACCTTGTTGAACGCATCGTCAAGCTTCGTAATCGCCAAATGACTTTTGCCCAAATCGCCGGGGAGCTTGGCGTAGAAATCGGCAAGATTGGCGTCATCGTCTACGCGGTAGAGAAGTATGCCGCGCGTTACGATGCGCTTCAGAAGCTGCTCGCTGCCGAAGAAGCGCCGGTTGTCGCAGCGCCCAAGGCTATGCCGCTTCCGATCCGCCAGTCGAGGCCCGTTCGCGATGTTAAGCCGGTCGAACCCGTTAGCGAACCAACCGGGCGCTTCGGCTTCTCCGAGAGCGAACACGAACTTCGCACCCTGATTAAGAGCTACCGTCGCCGCAAGCTTCCCTACACGAAGATTGCCAAGCTTACGGGTGCCCATCGGGATCGGATCGCGGATTATCTCTTGGCAGATGATTTCTTCGATGAAGAAGTTCGTATTCAGGCGGAGTGCCGCCGCGCCGGTCGCATGCGGGATTGACCCGTGCGGGCGATCCCAACGCTAGTGCGGGCGATCCTCGATAAGCACGGGATCGCCTACACCCCAATGCGCGGCGGGAAGCATGACAAGCTGAAAACCATTTTAGGTGGCCAGAAGGTCGTCTTCGTCATGTCTCGAAGCCCGAGCGATAGCCGCGCTCTTACCAACCAATACCACCAGACCCGGCAAAAACTGATTTCAGCCGGTGTAGCGTGGCAAGAGTGCAAAGAGCTTATTCACGACTGAACCGAAGGCATCGCGGGTGTTCCTCCAATGTTTTTCTTGTCAAGGAAAATGAAGTTTTCTTGACAGATAGACTGCCGCGAGACTAAATAGTCTCAACAAGATTGGAGACGCCGACATGGCAAAATATGATTTTCACCAACTGATTGTAGCGGCACACGAAGCGGCTCTTGAAGATACGCTAACCGACGCAATGCGCCTTGAGATTCTTGAGCAAGCGCAAATCATCAGAGCCGATCCAGATGCGTGGATCAATGAATGGAAAATGCCCAACGGAGGCTACTGTCATCCGTTAAATGCGAAAAACTCCCATGATGAAGCATACAGGCAGACCCATTCGCACATGATGTATTTTCGTAAGAAGAACCTTCCGAAGCTCGAAGCATACACTACCCGCTTTCCCGACAACGGCATTACGGTTGACGATTGGACGGGACAGTTCATCTTTCCAGATGACGACACGAAGATTCACTTTATGATGGCGACACCAAACTAATGACCGAATATCTTACCCTAACGGAGGTTGTCGCGCTGCTTCCAGTCAGCCGCGCAACCTTCTTCCGCACCACCCGCAACGATCCAAACTTCCCCAAGGCCGAGAAGATCGGTGCGCGGGAAGTTTGGCACAAGGACGAAATAGAAGAGTATGCTGGCCTGAAATGGTATGCGGTCGAGCTACCCGAAGAAGAACACGCCGATTACGACGATATCAATAGCTTCAATATCGATTTGTATGAACGCGAAACCGAACTCTACATATACAACCGGATGGCGGATGCGATAGCGGCAAAAATGAGTGCAGACGCCCCTATCCGTCTTGTAGACATCTCCCATCTGCGCAAGCAAATCGAAGCCGTCTTTGCCGCCCGCGAAAGCGAGGATGCAGACGACATCGCCGCTCGTGAAGGCGATCTTGACTACGCCTACTGCTCTGAACACGAGGAAGCGTAAGACGGTCAACCAAGCCACGAGGGTAAATACTCCACACACAAAGCGGAGTTTTACCCCATGGCTACCATCATCCTCTACTCTATCATCGCCTTTGCTCTTGGCTGCAAAGCCTCCACGGTTATCGAAGACACCAAGGCGAAGCGCTAATGGCTATCAGCGTTGCCAGTGCGAAGGCGAAGGGTCGCCTCTTTCAGCAAAAGGTTCGGGACGCGTTTCTTCGCCTGCACCCTACCCTCACCCTAGACGATGTTCGCTCGTGCCCCATGGGCAGTGGCGGTGCAGACCTTCAGCTATCGGCTGAAGCGAAGCGCCTTATTCCCTTCGACATCGAATGTAAGAAGCGCGCCAAAATCGGTTTGGTCTACGATGCCCTGATTCAGGCGCGACGGTCAAAGGACCGAACCCCACTGGCGGTGGTCGAAGCGGACCGTAAGCGCCCCCTTGCCGTGATGTATCTAGATGACTTCATGGTATTGCTCGCTTCTAAAACTTGACAAGAAACTTCAATGAGAGGAACGGCGAACTACCAGCCCTCGAAAGGAGTTCGCCCCTTGTCGTTTCTAGAAAAGCTTAATGCCCTCATTGACCCGAAGCTGAAGGAAACCTTCGAGCGCAAGGCTTACGATCCCGCGAAGGATCGCAAGTGGCTCGTTGGTCGGCTCGAAGCCTCGAAGACACAGTTTGGTTCGACCGAAACCACGCGCGGCGGTGGCGCGAAGTGGTGGAAGCTGGCGAACGGCGTTGTGGCGTTCAGCCCTACCCGCTCTGACAAAATGCCTTTGGTCGTGAATGGCCAGACCACGCTCTTCATCCCGAGCGAGCATTTTGTGACATTCGTAGATCACATGATCGCAGCCGTTAACGCGGGTGAGTTCGACAAGGAACTAACCAGCGACACCACCAACGGCACCACCGTCAAGGTTAGAGTGCCTCGCAAGGCCAAGGAACCGGGTGCAGAGCCTACAGGGTGGTCTGCCGAGCGCCGCGCGAAGTTCGATGCTACGATGGCCGCGCGCAAGGCCGGTTAAACGGCACCACATTATTCGAGCCTACCGGACCCGCATCGTTGTCACAGACGGTGCGGGTTTTTTCGTCCCATCGAAACCGGAACAGAAACATGTCATCCGGTGACATCGTGGCTTCGTAGTGGCGGATACGCCCCCGGTAGATCGTCGGGTTGATCGTTGCGTTGATGCCGACTGATACGCACCACTGGCGAACCGCGCTAACATCGATGTCATGATCTAAAATCATTTTGGCACCTCGAAGGTTGATGCCGCTGTATGAATCAACGCGCGAGCGGTTCAAAGTTCAATCTTTGTCAAGGCTATAAGACTTGAACCTAGTCCACTAAAAACTTGACATTTGGAGGCTACGAGGAACGCGTGCTAGGTGGTTCCGCATGAACTTCGAGAAGCGACAAAAAGCGGCTTTGGATGCCGCACAACGCCAAGCCATCTTCCGGGCAAACGCCTACAAGGAAGAAGGTTGGGTAACGATGCGGGAAGCTTGCGCGATCATGCGTTGCGGCAAGGACAAGCTCTACAAGCACATCAGGGAGAAGCCCGAAGGCTTCCCCACGATTATACGGTTCGGCGGAACGAACCTGTTTAAGCGTGAGGAAGTCGATTCGTGGATGGCATCACGCGCCTTGTGGTGACGGCATGCCGAGCTTATCGGCAACGCCTGCCTTGGTGGCGACTTCGATAAGCTTGGCTTCCCATGCTGCGAAGGCATCGCGCTTTTCGTCTAGCATGTCGTAGCCATCGTAGATTTCGATCAAGCCCCGCTTCTTATGGTTTAGGCAGGCTTCCGCGACTTCGAGCGGAATCTTCAACCGGGTGGTGTTAGAGCGGAAGGTGCGACGGAGATCGTGCGGCGTGAAGTGTTCGACATCGCACCCGCCTAGCTCTTCCATCTTCAACCGGATGCGCTCGATAACCTTTGGCCAGCCTGCCGTCATCGGACCGTTATCGAGGCGTGTAGAAGCTACCAGCCATTCCGAGTTGATCCCGGCGATAAGCGCCCGCCCCCATGCCGCCAGCGGCACGCGATGCGTAAGAGAGTTCTTCGTCCGTGCGCCGGGGATCGACCACAAGCCGTCTTCGAACTCCGACATCTTGCCTTCGAGGACTTCGTTCCTGCGTGCCGCTGTAAGGAGCAAAAGCCCTAGCGCGCGCCGGTAGATGCCCCCTTCGAGCGCCAGAGCCTGTAGGAACAAGGAAAGCTCATTACCCGATAGGAAGCGCGTGCGGTGCTTCTGCGCATAGTAGGAACCGGAAAGGGTGCGGCTTGGATCGTCGGCAAGGCCAACGCCTGCCTTCTTCCCGCGACGGCTGGCACACCAACTGAAGAACACCTTCATCTCTGCCGCCAGCCGGTTCGCTCGCGTGGTGGCTGTCTCGCCCTTCGTCTCGACAATCTCCCATAGGTCATCGTCGGTAACGGTGTGGATCGGCTTCGAGTGAAGCGCCGCCATATCGCGGGTGTAGATTTCCACCTTCTCTTTGATCGTGCCTGCCTTCAGCACCTTGCGTTCGCCCGAACGGACATAGGCCATGTAGAGCGCGTGCGCGTCCGCTACGGTCATTCCTGCCGCTGCCTGTGCCTTTGCATCGGCGCGTGGATCGATCCCGGCTTCTACCATCACATTGAACGCTCGTGCGGCTGTGCGCGCGTCTGCGATGTTGACCTTTGGGAAGGTGCCCAAGACCTTTTTGAAGACGAACGCCGTGCCCTGCACCTTGCGCTTGTAGCGCCATGTTTTGACGCCCCCGGCTGCATCGATGGTCAAGCCCGGTGTGATCGGATCGGTTAGCGCGCCCTCCTTCAGATTGTCGAGCGTGCGCGGTGTGAACGGTTGAACAGTAGCCAT